ATGCTGATATAGGTGTCAGTATAGAAGCGTATGATGCGGCTATTCAAACTCATCTTGCAAATGTTACTAAACATAGACTTATAAATGATGCCGGTATAACAACTACAGAGCTATTCAGTGCATCAGAGATTATTGCTCGATTAGCAACTAAAGAAGCTGCTGATGGTACTATTTTAAAAGATGCTGATATAGGTACAACAGTACAAGCATATGATGTTGACACACTTAAAGCTGATACTAGTGATGAATTGAGTGTAGGGTTTACAACTACTGTAGAAGCTCTTGTCTCAGACACTATAACTCCAGACTTCACACTTCAGTCCCTCAAGACTAGAACTACTGCTGGAAATATAACCATTAACAACCCTAGTACTGGACAAGGTGTAATACATATTATGTTTACAATAGATGCTAGTGGCCCTAGAACAGTTACATACGGCTCTGAAGTCAAACCTGTGGTTGGAGCACCTACAAGCTTAACAGCTAGTACGGTTTATCTTATGACACTAGTACGTGATACTTCAACCCACACGGTTGTTTCTATTTTAGAGGTGGCATAATGTCAGGTCTTATTCCATTAGCAATGATGGCGTCGTCCTCATCCACTCCACCAGTGTACGAGGTGTTAAACTCTGGTGTTTTTGACGAGGGTGTTGACGCTTACATGGATCGTGTCTTTGGTACTCCTACAGACGATAAGAAATTCACTCTAAGTTTTTGGGTGAAGAGGTCTATGATAGGTTTAGGCGCTCCAATATTCACAACTTACTCCAGTGGTAACGATCGTTCATCCTTAGAATATTCAGTGGCAGCAGGTTTTAGACTCTTTGACGTCTCAGCAGGTTCGTTGATAGTCGATAGAACTACAGGTGACACTGTTGATGATGGGAGTCAGTTTTACCATATAACTCTTGTAATAGACACTACACAATCTGTTCAGGATGATAGGATTAAGATATGGGTGAATGAAACTCAACTAACTTTCACAGGATCTTCTAACTACTCTTTGAATCAGAGTTCGTCGATGGGAAAGGCTTATCCTCATTATATAGCTGTTGCTGGAAACGCTCTAACGAGTACGACATCGCTACTGATCTCTGACATGCACTTTATTGATGGACAAGGGTTACTTCCCAGCGATTTTGCTGAACGTGATGCCATAACTAATCAATGGAATCCTATTGAATATGCTGGTACATATGGTAATAATGGGTTCTTATTAGAGTTTAAAAACGGGGCCAATTTGGGTTTAGATTCGTCTACCAACGGTAATACTTTTACTAACTCTGGGGTTACGCAAGGAGACGACACTCCATCTAATAATCACTGTGTACTAAATTATCTTAAAAAGGCTTCTACGTCGACTTTAAATAGAGTTGGTAATGGATTCACTATTACTACTAGCGGCTCTGGTGCAGTACATAGCACATTCTATTTATCCACTGGTAAATGGTACTGGGAAGTGGAGATCAATCCTGGATCAGCGGGAAGCGCAATAGGTGTAGCTACAATAGACCAACCGATCACTAACAACATGACAGGTGTAAACTCGTATAGTTATAGTTATGATGCTAGAAAGTTTATGGCTGGAGTAGTGACTGCCTATGGAACAACTTACACCTCTGGCGATGTTATTGGGATAGCTTTAGATATGGATGTAGGAGATATAGAGTTTTTTAAAAACGGGGTGTCTCAAGGAGTTGCTGATTCTTCGCTAGCTGGGTTAGAAGTATGCCCTAATGCGGGTGATTTTACTAATACGATGGGTGCAGATTTGACGTTTAGGTTTATAGAGTCTTCCTGGACTGAGAGTGCTCCTTCCAACTTTTTAGCCATAAATTCTAAAAACTTACCAACACCAGATATCACTCTTCCTTTAAGCAAGTTTGCAACACTACTATTTGATGATGGTGTTGGGGCTAAGAATATAGGTTTTCAACCCGATCTTGTTTGGTTAAAATCGAGAGGTTCGGTTAAAGATCATAAGTTAGTAGACTCGGTTCGTGGCGCAACAAAAGCTATCAGTACAAGCAACTCCGTAGCAGAGACCACAGAGGCCACTGGTTTAACTAGTTTTGATGCTAACGGGTTTACTGTTGGTTCTGATGCTAACTATTCTGACCAATCTGGGTCAGGAATGGTTTCCTGGAGCTGGGCGAAATCAATACTGTCTGGAGTTGACATAATTAAGTACGTTGGTACTGGGATAGCAGGTACTATACCTCATAATTTAAGTGCAGTTCCTAGATTTATAATGGTCAAACCCTTAGACCCTGTACAGGATTTTTACGTATATCATGCAGATGCACATGACACAACTCCTGCCGGTTACTATCTTAGGATAAATAGCACAAGTGGTAGGTTTTTTCTGGCCAGTATTTGGAATAATATAATCCCAACTACCTCGGTCTTTTCAGTCGGAACATCGGGTGGAACTAATAAGCTAAATGATAATTATGTTGCTTATGTGTTTGCAGATGTAGTTGGATTCTCTAAGATAGGGTCATACGTGGGATCAGCTACTGACGCTTTCGTAAATTGTGGATTCAGACCTGCGTTTATACTGATTAAAAGGCGTGATAGCGCGTCACAATGGCAGATATATGATTCTAAAAGGAGCCCTAGTAGTCCAGTCAACGATACCCTACTGGCAAACACAAGCGCAGCAGAATCTATCGGCACTATAGCTAAAAATATAGATATATTAGCTAATGGGTTCATACACAATGGTACAAGTAGCGAAATAAATACAAGCGGTAATAATTACTTATTTGTCGCATTTGCAGAACATCCTTTTAAATACAGCAGGGCAAACTAATGTGGAAAGATATAAATAATAAAACTGGGCATAAAAACCTACAAGGGAATGAGTATTTATATGGTAATATGAAGTTGTTAGATTCAGGAGAATTGTCTAACGCTTTTGCAGATGGAATACAAATATTTATTAAACCAACGCCAAAACCAGAACCAGTTGGAAAGGTATTCAAGAGAGCTAAGCGCCAAGCTAGACAAGAGGTTAAGAATAGATTCGATATAGAGAATATTAAACCAGTTGTTCATGGTGGGCAGCAGTTCAATGGAGGTATTGAATCAGTTAGTGAGCTTCACCTTTTATTGGTTCTAGCAGAGATGAGTGGTGAAATAGATGTGTTTATCCCTCTTTCTAATGATAGTGTACGTAAGAAGACTCTTGCTGAAGCAAAAGATATTGTTATTGCTGTTGGTAATGATTACAAGGATAAGATGGGAATAAAACGAGCTTCTATCAGAGAGATTAATAAAACGGTTGATAAAGCAGAACTAGACCTTACTGTATTACCTTGGCCTCAGCCAAAAGGGGTTTTTTAAATGCTATTTTTAACACTATTAACTATGACCTCTATTCGGTGTACAGAGATGTACAGACTCGATAGGGTTTTAAGATATAAAAGTAATATATTAGAAAAGGAGATATTACTATGATATTTTCAAATGCAAATAGTAGTATGGAACAAGTATTTATCAAGTATTTAGAAAAGACTGAGGAGACCTTTAAAAACCTAGATACTACGTTAGAATATATTAAAGAAGAATTACATAATACAAATAAACAAATAGCTCAGATAGACGCTACACAAGTGTTAAGACTGTTAGAGGCTAAAGATGAAATTTATAAAACGGTATTTAGTAGAGTTGTAGATACTAATCTTTATGACAAAGATTTGAATACTATGTCAGATGCTTTGAAGAAATTAAGGACAGATGTTGATGGTAAGGTTGATAAATCTACTGTTAAGTTGATGTGGGCTGTATTGCCTACTGTGATAACTATAGTAACTGGCACAATTATATGGCTAACAACCACTACTTAAAATTAATTGAACTTACAACTACTTTGATTGTCTAATATTGTTTATAACATATTATAATGGACTATGGCTGAAATAACAATACCTTATGAATATAAACCTAGACCTTATCAAAGAGATTTATTCAAGGCATTAGACTCTGGATATAAAAGAGCTGTAACCGTTTGGCATCGAAGAGCTGGAAAAGATAAATCAATGTTCAACCTTTTAATTAAGAAAGGGTTAGAACGTAGAGGTGTATACTATTACCTCTTTCCAGAATTTGCACAAGCACGAAGAGTTATCTGGGATGGTGTAGATGGTTCAGGTTTTAAGTTTATGGATCATATACCAGACATGTTGATACAACGTAAGAACTCAACAGATATGAAAGTTGAGTTGGTAAATGGCAGTATTATACAATTAATTGGTACTGATAAGTTTGATAAAGTTCGTGGATCAAATCCTGTAGGATGTGTATTTTCAGAATTCGCATTCCACAACCCAAAAGCTTACAACCTTATTAGACCTATCTTAGCAGAGAATGGTGGTTGGGCAATATTTAACTCTACCCCTAATGGTAAGAATCATTTTTATGAGATGTATAATAACGCTGTTAAAAATCAAAAATGGTTTACTCAATTCTTAACTGTAGATGATACAAGAAATTGGGATAGTAACCCTATTATAACACAAGAAAGTATACAAGAAGAACGAGAAGCTGGTATGTCTGAAGAGATGATTCAGCAAGAATTCTATTGTTCTTGGACTGCTAACTCTCAAGGTTTTTACTACTTATCACTTATAGAGTCCGCTGAACAAGATGGTAGAATAGGCAAGGTTCCATTTGACCACTCAAGTCCTGTAGAAACATGGTGGGACATTGGAGTTGGAGATAATACATGTATATGGTTTACACAAACTAAAGGTAATGTAATACATATTATTGATTTTTATAAGAATAATGGTAAGGGTGTAGAACATTATGCCAAACATCTTCAGCGTAAACCATATGTATATAAGTCTCATAACTTTCCACACGATATGGGAGATACCGAATTTGGAACAGGACGTACTAGACTAGAAGTTGCAGAAGAATTGTTTAAAGGTGTTAGAGTTAACATTATACAGAAGTTGGGAGTAGAAGATGGTATCAATGCTGTGAGAATGGTATTACCAGCTTGCTATTTTGACAAAGTTAATTGTGCAGATGGATTAGATGGTCTTCGTAATTATCATAGAGAATATGATGAGAAGAAACAAGAATATAAAAACAAACCGGTACATGACTGGGCCAGTGATCCAGCCGATGCTTTTAGATACATGGCCATTGGTATCACAATGCCTAGAAGTAGATCATTTAAAAATGAGTTTATGAAAAAGAATGCTAGACTCATATCGACTAAAAATTGGAAAGCTTCATGACTAAATTACAGAAAATGATGGAACTAGCCCGTAAGAACTGGGATAGATATAATGAAAGTATTCACAGAGGACATGATAGATATCAAAAACAAGCTGAACTTTGTGAGAATTTTTATTTAGGCGGGGGTAGACAATGGGATGAAGATACTAAGAAAGCATTAGAATCTGATGGTAAACCCTGGTTAGAAGAGAATATTATCTTTTCTACAATTAACACAGTCATAGGTTATCAGACTCAAAGTAGAATGGATATCGCATATAAACCTAGAGAGATTGATGATCAAGGTATATCAGATATATTGTCTAAGCTTTCAATGTTTATTGTAGATCAAAATAGATTTCCTTGGCTCGAAAGTCAAGTATTTTCAGATGGTTTGATTCAGCAACGTGGATTTTATGATGTTAGAATGGACTTTAACGAAAATATATATGGAGATATTAAGATAACAACTTTAGACCCATTAGACGTTATCCCAGACCCAGACGCTAAAAGCTACGATCCTAATGATTGGGCTGATGTGATGGTTACAAGTTGGATGTCATTTGATGATATTAAAGAAACATACGGATTAAGTGTTTGGAGAAAGTTACAACAATTTATACAAGATGAGCCAGATTTTGGTACATCTGATCATACGACAGAAAGAAATAAGTTTGGCACTATTAATAATTATTCTGCATACTATGTAGACACTACAGGTATCCAACATGCTAAATTAGTAAGTAGGCAGTATTGGAAACTTCAAAACAGATCATTCTTTCTAGATCTTGAGAGTGGTGATTTAACACCTGTTCCTGATAACATGAAACCTCAAGAGGCTAAACAACTCGCAAGGGACACTGGTGCTGAAGTTATAAAACGAGTTAGTAAACGTGTAAGATGGGTGGTTAGTACTAAGGATATAGCATTACATGATGAATGGAGTCCTTACGACACATTTACAATCATTCCATTCTTTCCTTATTTTCGTAGAGGTGTAACAATAGGGTTGGTAGATAATCTTATTAAAACACAAGAGATGTTGAATAAGGTTTATTCTCAAATTCTTCATACAGTAAATACTACTGCAAACTCTGGTTGGATTGTAGAGGAAGCTGTTCTAACCAATATGGATGTTGAGGATTTAGAGAGTACAGGAAGTCAAACAGGGCTAGTATTAGAACATAAGGCAGGTAGACCAGCCCCTACTAAAATAGAGCCAAATACTGTACCAACAGGACTTAAAGATTTAGTAACATCTGGTGTAGACTTAATCCGTCTTATTTCAGGTGTGTCAGAAACATTTCAGGGTGGTAAAGGACCGGAAGTATCTGGTACTGCCATTCAGTCAAGAGTACAACAAGCAGCTATACAATTAGCCGCCCCAATTGATAATCTTTTCCGTACTAGAAATATGGTAGCAGAGAAGATGTTAAACCTAATACAATCCTTTTATACAGAAGAGCGAACGCTTGTTATAACGGGATCGAATGATGAGGGTCAAGAGAAACAAGAAGAAGTGGTCATTAATAAAGAAGGCCCTGAAGGTCTTATTAATGATGTATCAGTTGGCAAATACGATGTTGTAATTGCTGATGTACCTACTCAAATAACCTTTCAAAACGCACAGTTCAGTCAGGCGATTGAAATGCGTAAATTCGGAGTTGAGATACCTGATGATGAAATGGTTAAAATGAGTACACTTTCGAGGAAGAATGAAATAGCTAAAAAGATAGAACAAGCACCTTCTCCTGAGCAACAAAAACTTGCGGCAGAAGAACAAAGACTTAATATCGAATCAATCAGAGTTCAAAACGAGAAAGCTGAGAGTGAGGCTAAAGAAAGTGATTCTAAAACAATGAAACAAGCGGCTGAAGTCGCTACAATGCTTACTGAGAATCCGGGTTTGGGTCCAATATTAGATACTTTAATGGGAACCATAGAAACTGAAGAAGAGACTCCTGCTGAACCTGTTGCACAGAATGTTCAAGAAGTACCTCAAGCTCAGACGGATTTTCAACCTAGACTAGGGGAGGTTTAATGCCTAAATATAGTAATAA